CTTGTTCTGACCAGACAACCTTGTCTGATGCCATTGCTTCTTCTGCTCCTACTTGAGACAGAAAACCTGATAACGTTCTGTTACCATATCTCTCTACTTCAGCTTCGTAAAGCTCTGGTAGATGTTGTTGTGCCCAACCTGTTGCGAAATCTAAGTAGTTATTCGACGCAGTTTGTTTTACGGGCGCGGCTACGGGGTCCGTAACCGAATTAAATGTTGCCATAATTTTTAATTTTAAATATTAAACTTTAATTTTTGAATTTAAATCGAAGTTTAGAGCTGTTATCACCACTGATAACTTTGTATTTTACACCACCTGAATCTACTGAGCTTGCATCAGATTTCCTAGGATCCATGTTTATATTTTTTGAATCTTGGGTAATTTCTGAAACTGCATCAGCTTTTCCTTGTTGGTAAAAATGATTAGCTATTGCATCAGGGTTTCTTGCTGCGAATAATGACTTATGATAACCTTTAGCATTTGTTAATAAATTGTCTTTATTTACAAAATCACTAAAAACATTCATCACATCTTTTTGTGCGTCTTTATTAGCTGCTACATCCTTTATATTGTAACGATATTTTTTGTCCCCAACGTTAAAGTCAAAACCTTTGAATTCATCATTAAAAACCTCGTTTGTTTTTTTATTGTAATGTGTCTGTTGCTGTAGTGTTAATTTCTTAACTTCGCCTTGCTCTTTATTATAACGATCAAAGAAATCTATTGCCTTTTGTTGCTCGGGTGGTAACTTTGAACCCATCTTAATGTCTTCATAGTATTTACCTTTCATTTGCTCTAAATGGTTTCTAGCTTCCGCAACCGCTTCTTTATAAGCAAGTTTTTTGCGTTTGACATCCCTTTCCTCATCAACTTCGTCATCAAACTTGAAATTATCTTCTATTAGAAAGTCTCTTTCATCTTGTAACAAGTGAGGTTTGGTTTGTCTATAGTATTCTTGTAAAAGAGTACCATCATCTGTTTTAGAATAATCCGCATTAAGCCTAACATAGTCTTCCAACGTTCCACCAGTCTCATTCATAAAGTCAACGACTTTACGTATGTTTTTTGGTAGTTCCATCTCTGGAGTATTATCTTTAATTTCTTCTTTTTGTATTTCTACCTCATCAGTTTTTACTATATTAGTAGCTACGGTATCACCTTCTTGTTTTTCGTCGGTAATCTCTTCGAGAACAGGCGTTTCTATCTCCTCTTCTTCCTTTGTTTCAACAACTTCTTTTTCCTTTGTTGATACTTTTAAAACCTCATCCTCTTTCTCTTCTACCCTAACTGGTTTTCCTTCTTCTTTGGTTTTAGTTAAATCTAATTTATAAGTACCATCTTCCTTGAAGTTGCTACTTTTTTCCTTTTTAGGTTCCTCAACTACTTTTGCTTCAACTTTTGTTTCAACTACTTCGTCTACAACCTTTTCGGTTTTTTTTGTTTTTGTATTTGCCATATATAATTTTATAAAATAATGTTAATGTTAACGTGGTTCAAATTGTTCTAAACCAAAACCTCCTAAATTATCAAATCCAGCGGACTCAAAATTTTTAGGTGGAGTTTCTTTTTTTCTTTGATCAATCAACTCACTTTGTTGAGAAGCTTGAATTTTAGTTCTTTCATCCTTTCTATCCTCTTTAAACTTGTCCTTTTCTTGAACAACATTTAAGTCCATTTCTCTTAGTTGTCTATTAATATTAAATTCGTGATCCATTAATTGTTTCTTAATTCTTGCTTCGATCTCTAATTTTTTAATATCAAATTCTAATTGAGCTTGATTTACCTGGACTTTACTACCAGCGATACCTTGTTGCTTATCTATTTCAGCTTGTGCGGCAGCTTGTGCAGCTTGTGCATTAGAATTAGCTTGCATCTGTATATTTTCTTTTTGTATAAGTCTATCACTCTCTAATTTTTTACGTCTTCTTAATTTCAATAATTGATTTGCTAATTTAAGGTTTCTAATTTCTCTAACATCAATAGCATCTTCTAATTGTATTTGTTCTTTTTGAAGAGCCATTTGAATATTATTTTCTAACAATTGCTTTTCTTCTTCATCTGGTGTTAATTCTAAAAATATACCAAAATCATGTAGGTGTAATTGTTTTATTTGATCCAGTGTGCCTACGTTAAATCTACCTAGTGAGTTAATAAATGAATTTCTAGTTGCTGAGTATTCTAGTACATCAGAAATTCTAAGTGATAAAGCTTCAGCTGTTCTTAATGTAAGGAATAAACCACCTTGAAGTATATGTCTAGTTGCGGTGTTAGAATTAGCAGCAGCCATTTTTTGTATACCAACTAATGCATTAGAATCTGGTTTGCTACCATCTCTTGCTTCATTCAACCCTGTTACATCCCTTATCATTTGAAGATAATAATTGTATGAGTTTATTAAACTTGATATTTTTTGATTACCTGAATTTGAATTTAATTCTTGAATTGGAATTTTACCATTATTGAATTCACCATCCTGCGTCATTGACCTACCTATCACACTACCGGTTTGGAAATACATATTTAACGCCTCTTGAGGATTATAATTTGTTCCATTACCAAGATCAACTTCAGCTAAACCATCAGCATCTAAATATACACCATCTGGTACAATGCGAGCTAAAACTTGTTGTAGCTTTAAGTGTGTTAATTGAACCATATCAGCAAAAGTTGTCATTCTACCAACTAAAGACTCAACTTTTCCTTTATATGTTCTAGGCGCAACTATACTGTAGCTCATGTGAACTTTAGTAACATCAGATTTTGGCCTTGTCATGTTTTCTGCTAATTTCCAATCAAGTATATCATCCATGCCAACAACCTTAGCACCTGAATATAAAACTTCTATAGCTCTTCTTTCAACTTTAAAATTTTCATTTTTGTTGGGTTTAAAATCACCTTGTTTTTTTATAGATCTATTACCACCACTTGCATTTGTCTTTATTTTATATACCTGATGGTTATATGTTTTGTATTCAAAATACAAGACGTCAATTGATCCCTCTCGTTTTTCTTCGTTATCAGATGAAACACCTCTTATTTGGTGAGGTTGACCAAGTTCTTCTAATTTCTTAACATAATCCATAGACATATCTGGATATTGTTTCATTAATTCAGATATATTAACTCTTCTTACTTCTCCAACATAAAACAAATCTTCAAAATGCGGGGATTCTGTATATGAATATAACAGATTAGCAGGGTCAACATAATCAATTTTTATACCTTCAGCCGTGTTAAAAGATGTTTTAACAGAAGCTATTCCAATAACAGCTATGTCATAATCTAATCTCTTTTTTATTAAATCATAATTATTTAAATCAAATAAGTTACTTATAGCTTCTTCTTGAGCTATTTCTATGGACTGCTTATAATCTAATTGCATGTGTAAAGATAACTCATCATTATTTTCAGGTAGATTATCTTTATCGTTATTAAATATATCAACTCCGGTATTACTTAATACACCTTGTTTAAAATCTTTAGTCTTCATGTCCTCAACCATGTTGTTAACATAATCAGTTCTTTGTTGTAAAGAAGATGGATCTTGTGAATATGACTTTAGATCGTATGCTCTTTCAGCTATACCGTTAACAACAATATCTACAAACTTAGGTATAATTGGAATTGGTTTCCAATCTAAATTAAGATAAGATAAATCACCATTTATAGATAATTCATCTTTATATTTTTGTATTGACTGCTCACCCCTTGCATATAATCTTAACTTATGAAACTCGTTATTTACAGTTTGGAATTTACCATTTCCAGCATCTTTCTTAAACCACTCTGATTCAATTGCTCTAGCAACATCTAAACCATATTTTAAACCTGACTTTTCAGCGTCGCTAACTGCTTGACTAGGAAATACGCCTTTGGATTTTTTTTCTAACATTATTTATTTTATTATTGTTGATCTTGTACCTGTGTTTTTATATCTTGAAAAATTAATATTTACTTTTTGGTTTTCTACTTTAGCGTTTGGTTTATACAAATGCTTGTTGCACGCCATAATCGCTAGTCCCGAACTTATACTAGCATCAAACTTTGTTCTTTTGTTTATATCAAATCTAGACCAGTCATTTAATGTATCGTTAAAATACATATCGCCATGCGTAGTATCCTGTTTTAAACCCACATTATCTTGAATATACATTTCAATAGCTGAAGCATGTGCCTGTTTAATATCTTCACTTGAATTTGGTATACCACCGACTTCTTTTTCAGCGACAGATAGTTTGTTCCAAATTTTGTCAGGTCGATTCATACTGAACCCTCTATAACCTCTTCTTCTTAAGTAATACAATAATCTAGGTTTATTATTTTCCGCTAGTAAAGGCATTCCATAAAATACCAACGCCATTAGTACATCTTCGAAGAATATCTCAGCGGTTGGTGGTCTAGATATGTATTCTAAAAAGAAATGACTAGCCGGACATTCTTCCATGGAAAATTTTGTTAAACCATGTAATGAACCTTTAGATCCTTTGCCGTCAACGGTTCCAGATATATCGTAACTATCACATCCAAAAGCGCCAATGTGCTCATTACCTGGGTAATTAACACCATTTCTTAATATAACGTTATTTTGTAAATGAGATGGTGGAAACCAACTAGCTTTAAATCTACCTTTTTTATCAGGGTAAAAAATAACATCAGTGTCTTTAATGCCATTAATCCATTGAAAATTACCACGTGTTATTAATGATGAAGCTCTAATATCCTCATTGTAATCAACTTGTTCATATATTTTAGCAAGATTGAATATACTATTTTCAGTTTCATCTCTAAACGCGTGTTCTATAGTTCTTGGAAATTGTCTATATAATTCATTCAAAGCATCCTGGTCATTTTTAAGACCATCAACCTCATTCTCCCAATGTTCT